ACCAAGAGTACCTGCTATTTGTATGTTTGTGTCAAGTTTAGCACTTGTGACTGCATCGTCAGCTATGTGAGCAGTATCAATACTACCATCTACATATTGGTCACTATCTATAGAGTTAGCTGCCATCTTAGCAAGTGTAACATTAGAGTCTGCTATCTTTGCAGTTGTTACAGCGTTACTTGCGATACCTCCTGCAGCAATCTGTGGTCCTTCACCTGTAGTTCCATCATGTGAGTGTCCAGTTGAACCGTTAAACGCAGATTGTATAGCATCAAACTCTCCATCAAGGTCTGAAGCATTAATTACGTTACCGTCAGCTATATTATTCGGTGTGTCGTTTCTTGTATAGCCTGTTCCCATTTATTATCTCCTAGCGTTAGTAGTATACTGCAGGGTTGCAGCGTCAATAGCAAATACAGCGTCTATTGTATCCCCTATGGTTTCATATACTATAGATACTGTAAAACCTGAACCTATTGTTTGCAATTCATATATCGCTTTCTGTTTACCCCCATATGAGGATGTTCCATAAACCCCAGCACCATAAGATATTGATGAAGCTGCGAGGTTTGAAAAAAGCAATGAATTAGGTTGAACAGTATTCTGTTGGTCAAAGTCAAATTTAAGAGAGTATCTAATATCTACCTCTCCGTTTACATCTAAGTATGTTATTCCTTTATATACTGTTTTACGGACATTAGGGTCACCTAACGGTACATAAGGAGTAGCAAACGTAGCTTGTATCTTCTCTCCATCAAAGCTATTACCTTGCTCCATGCGATAAACGTAACCATCACTTGCACCAAAGTAAATAAGTTCTGTCCGACCTACGTATTCACTGTCTATTGCGTTAACATTAAAACCACGTAAATCATTAAATGCCATACCATCTTGTAACTGTGTAGCCGCTATAGCTTTTGCTGAAGCGTTAGTATATCCTACGTTATATCCAAATATTCTGTACTGACTCTTTTCACGAATAACTGTACTCATAAAGCCATCAGGACTACTAGTAATTAAATCTAGCATCTCATCTTGAATCGTCTTTGATACAGCAGCGAGACCAAAGTCTCCTATTCTATCAGTAGCAGAAAAAAGACGAAGACCATCAGGTCCTAAGAATATAACATCTCCACCAATCTCTTGTATAGTATCTGAAGCAACACAACCTAAATCACGAGATACTGGTTGCATTTGAAAATCAGCTACACTATTACCATTCAGTACGTTTATACTACTTTCGCTAAATATTATTAGCTGCTCACGAAATACAATTAAACCTGTAATTTCATCAGCTACATTAATTATACCACCACCATTAGCAATTGTCAAGTCATTATCTTTGTAAGGAGCAGAAAAGATTATCTTTTTTCCATTCCCAAATACTATGTGGTTCTTAAAGTTTGTTACGAAACTTGCACCTGATACATCAGAAGGTAAAGAACTTAATTGTTCAAAAGTAGTACCATCAAATCTAAATGGTTTGCCTGTTCCATCAACAAGCATAAGTTTTTCTGTACCATCAAAGTCATACTTTAGAAATCTTACTTTGCCTGTACCACCACCTATTGTAACACCTGCACTACTATAGGCTACGTTGTCACTTACTTGTGTCCATCCTGAACCTGAAGAGAAGAATAAGTCATTTCCACGACAAGCAAACACTTTGCTGTCATATCGCACTATACCTCTGATAACACCTGTATTCGTTACAGTATTGGTATCAAACTTCTCGTATCCTTCAACTCTTCTGTATCCACCAAATATAGAAGGCTCAAAGTTACGTAGTATACGTGCTGAACCAGGTGCTTGAAATCCTTGCTGATAAGGAGAAAGGTTTGTTATCAAGCCACCTTTAAATTCAAATGAATGGGTTTGCCATGCGTCTGCCATTAGATAACAGACCTAGAAAATCCCATCCTACCACCACCTGTGTTCTGTGGTATCATTGTAGAACGTAAGTAATATGTTCTGTTGATTAATACAATACGCATATTCTTTATACCTTCATCAAACTTCTGTTTAGCTACCATTGCGTCTTGTGAATTACCACGGAATAAATAAGCATAATGCATTGCTCCATCTACAATAACATGTTTAAATCTTTCAGGAACAGCAGGAACATCATCATATAATTCTAAATCTACAGGAACACGATAATATTCATATACAACTGTATAGGCTTTATCAGGTTCAGGTGTAAGTAAATACTCAAGAGCAGGTCCATGTGCTACCATTTGTGGCACACCACTTCTACCATTGGTATTATATTCTTGGTCTACATACTTATCAAGATATTCTTCATAGGCAAGTATACCTAATCTTGTTGTTGCATTTCCTAATGAGCTATCTTCTTTTATACGAAAGCTATCAAAGTCTACTAGTTTAGCATCATGTGGAAAAGCATATCTTGTTACATTAGCAGATAAAACATCTTCTTGTTCTACATGATTAAAGGGCCAATTAAATTCATGTTGGTTGATATCACGAAGAGATGCATTGATAGCATCCTTTGCTTGGGCATAAAAACCTACAGCAGTAGAAAAGTTGCTTGATGTAAGTTCTACTTCATTAAGTCTACGGTTTACTTGATTCACTAATTCTAAATAATTATATGCCATTATTTCTGCCTTATAGCTATTTTAACAGTACGTTCAGCTTGACTTCCAGTGCTGTCAATAATCCGACAAATAAATGAGTACTCTCTATTTAAAACACCACCGCCTAAATTAATTGTAGCTACTGTATTTGTATTTGTTTGTGCTACATTCTGTATACTATCTGTAACTGCATTACTTGAAGCTACAGTTAAAGTCTCACCTGCATCTATCTGTGTCTTTCCAATCTCTGATGTTTGCACAAACCATGTTACAGTAGAAATAGTAGCTGTGTCTAAAAAGCGAGACCAATCTATGCTGTAGTCTAGTTGTTCATCAGGGTCTTTAACGGGCCATCTAAATGACATTCATTCTATTCCTTATGCTGCTGCTCTTCGTTCTGCTACAGTAGATTGTCTATCTACATAGACTATACGTGGTAGCTCTGCCTTAACATATACTATTCTAGGTGCTTGCTTCTCTATTAAAACTGTTCTCTTTCTGTCGTAGAGAGCTTTAACTGCTTCAAAGTCAAATATTACACCTGTTGCTGCAACAGTATTAACAGTACTTGTAGCTGATACACCTGTTAATGAATGTGTATTTGAAAAGGTAAAGTTATCATTAACAAAACCTGTAGCACTAACGCTATCTAAAACTTCAGTGGGTTTGTCTTCTACTGTGTTTACAAAACCAACAGCTTCAACACCTATAAGTGTTACGTTTGCTGTACCTGTTAATGTAAGAGCACCTATTGTACCTGTTGCAGATACACTTCCTAGTTTTTCTATAATGTTAACAGTTACATTGTTAACAGAACCTGTAGCACTTACACTATCTAGTGCTTCAGTCGGTTTTTCTTCTACTGTGTTTACAGCACCTGTAGCACTAACTCCTGTTATTGGAGTATTGATATTCTCTTTTACAGTATTAATTGTACCTGTAGCTGAAACACCTACAACAGAAACTTTAATAAATACATTTAAAGTTCCTACTGAGCCTGTAGCACTAACACCTGTAGAGATACGTTCTGTAACATCTATTTCAAAACCACCTGCTACAACACTAGCAATAGTACCTGTAGCAGAAACACCACTAATACTAGCGGTAAGATTGACTACACCATATTCAGATGTTCCATATAAACCTGACCCATATCGTGCAGACTGTGCTATGATTGCCATAGCCTACTCCTTACGCTATACGTATTACAGCGTTTGATGCGTCAGCGGCAGGAAATTCAATTGTTAAGTCACCAGCAGTAGCGGAAACAGTACCACCAAAATCAATAACAGCAATTGCAGAATTTGAATTTGCTGTATTATAAATGATACATCCATCTGCGGAAACAGTTACGTTACTAAAAACTTCGTCAGTAAAATCAACAATGGCAGTAGAACCTGAAAGTGAAATAGCTGCACCATCAAGCACCTGACCACCAGCACTATAATTAGTACCCGATGCTTCATCTGAATTGCCTGTTACGTTAGAGTAATTAGTTGTACTAGCATTATATGTACCTGTAGGCGATGCTTTAATAAGAGCAATTTTAAGTGAGTCTGTATCTAAATCGTGAAGACCACCTAGTAGTTCTGTCTTAAAACTATTACACATTGCGGTTGTGATAGCCATATATTAATCTCCTATAATATCAAATGATGTAAAGGGCAACCCTGAAGCTGCCCTTCACTTACATTAAGTTAAGCTAAGGTGTCTCTGTCAACTTCGTTAGCTGACATGTCACCTTGGTCGCTAATATCCATAAACATTGCATATACACGGATTTTACCGGCACTGAATGATGCACCACTACCTGCTAATAACACATCAATAGTGTCAGCAGAAGTAGAAGCAGTCAAACCTGTGATTGCAATCTGAGGAGCATAAGCACCATCGGCAGCACCATCAATATCAAAAGTTGCAACAAACTCATCAACGTCACCACCTGTAAAACCAAGTGATGCTGTTGCGTCTGTGCCAGTATTCTGAGTTGCACTTTCTACAACTTGAAGACCTGCAGCTACAACAAGAGTATTAGCTGGAACTGTGATAGCTTGAATGGTATCACCGTTTGGACTAATGCTATTAGCAGTTAAGTCAATAACATTATCCATGTAATATACATTACGACCTCTCTGGGAGTTGCCAGAAGCGGCTTTAAGAACAGCAGTAATATTCGCCATAATCTATTCTCCCTACGCTAAGTGATATATACAAGTAGTGATTGCTTCAGGGCGAAGTATCTTTCTACCGTACAAATGCATACCACGAACAATATCAGCAAAAGAATCAGGGTCTCTATAAGTCTCTGTCTTGTTGATTTGCTCGGCAGTAGCTACTGATGAAGAATGACCAGCAACAATTACACCATAGTTAGAAGAACTGTTTGCACCTGTATTAGATGGTCCTGTTCCTACTGCAGGTAAATTGTTTGACTGATAAACTTTGAAACCATGTAGGTTGTTAAGAACTAAACCATTCTGTAGTCCTGAACCACCAAAGTCTGCATCAAACAATCTTGTGTCCTCATCCTTTAGTACTTCAATAAATACAGGGTCTAACACTAACCATCTTCCGTTAGTATCA